GCCCTTGCCGCTACTGAAGGACTGAACCACGAAATACGATGCCATGTTCATTCTCCTTTACGCTTGGACAAACGGGAACATGACTCGAAAATCAGAACAAAACAAGAACGATAATAGGACTATTTTCTTATGAGCGTTAACGCTTTGACTCGATTAGAGTATTTTTTATTCACCTAAATTACGGCGGGTCCGACAGTCGCCTAGCGAGAAAAAATGCCTGGATTGTCGGCCCGCGTAAATCCCCTATCATATTTTTAGTTCTTCCCATTCACATTTTTACTTGACTATTATGTGAATGGGATGCACATTCGCCTCATCAACCGATGAGGACCGATATGGCAATCGTCACCCGCTTTCACATTGAAGACCTGAACGGCCGCTTCTGGACCGGGGCTGAATTCAGCCGGGACGAAGACATCGCCGAGGAATACCGCGACGAGCAGGAAGCCATTGAGGCCGCCATAGAGTGCGGCGGCGAGGTCGTCGAGTTTCAGCGCCCCGGCTTCGATCTGCCCCGCGCTCCCGCTCATTTCTCCATCGCTGCCGAATGAGGCCCGCCATGAGCATCCAGACACAATTCATTGCCGCCCGCGAGCTTGCTGAAATGCTCCTCATCGCTGGCACCACCGACAGTAAGTACGCCGCCGATATCGCCGAGCGGAAGGCACAGGAAGCGTACCGCCGCCTCGTTCAGATCCGCAATCGTGACGCTGATGACGCTGCGGCTGAGGCTCGCGTCGATGCCCGTCTCCCGATGATGGAGGCTGCAGAATGAGCCAGCACACTCCCGGCCCTTGGTCCATTCGTAAAACTGGAAACGGTGATCGCGGTATCAGCGCGGCCGGAACCGGAGTCTTCATCGAGGCTTTTGCAGAAATCCGCCATTCTGGCGAAGGCGCGTATGACGAATGCGACGCCAACGCTCGGCTTATCGCCGCCGCTCCTGAATTGCTGGAGCTTCTGGTCGAAGCCGATAATAGGATCGTCTGGGAAGGCCACGGCTTTGATGCTTCGTTTCAGGAGCGGGTAGAAGCCGCCATCGCAAAAGCGTCATCCTCCTCAATGCAGGAGAAGAGAGATGCGTGATTGCTGCCCCGCCAACCAGTTCGACCACGCATGCGAGGACGGCATCTGCAAGTCCTACAATGCGCAGGCCGAGCAGGCCTACAACGCAAAGCGCCGGTCTTATCCGTGGTTCGAAGGCGCGATCGTCGCCTTCTACCTCGTCGTCGCTGTCGTCAGCGCCCTCACCCTCGAAAATCACTTCAAGCGCGAAGCCTTGATCAATCAGGAGAACGTTCATGTCGTCCGTCGCTGAAGCGTTGATCGGCCACAATAATCCGCCGTCACCCTTCGAAATTTCGAAGCAGGATATCACCGATCTCTACGATGAGGCAAAGTTGTGGCTGGACGGCGAGCCGGTGACCACGCAGCAGCAGGCCGACGCGATCAATACCCTGAAAGACAAGATCAAGAAGGCTGCCGACAAGGCCGAAGCGAACCGCAAGGAAGAGCAGAAGCCGTGGAAAGACGAAATCGACGCCAGCCAAGCGCGATATAACGATCTGATCGGCAACAACAAGAGCGTCACCGGCCTCGCCATCAAAGCTGAACAGGCCTGCAATGCGGCCCTCCGCCCATACCTCATCGAGCTTGATCGTCAGCAGCAGGAAAAAGCACGGCTTGCCCGCGAGGAAGCCGACCGCAAGCGCGATGAAGCCTTGGCGGCGATGCGCGAGCGCGATGCCTCCAATCTTTCGGATGTCGAGACGGCCGAATCGCTGGTGAAGGATGCCAAGGTTGCCGAGGCCGCCGCAACAAAGGCCGAAAGCGTCAAAGCTCACGCCAAAGGCACGGGCCGCGCCACCGGTCTCCGTACCGTTCACCGCGCCGTCATGACCAACACTCGCGAAGCTGCGGCTTGGGTCTGGAAGGACCGCTACGAAGAGCTTTGCGTCTTCATCCAGGAACAGGCCGACAAGGCGGTTCGCTCCGGCGTCCGCACCATTCCCGGCTTCGACGTCATCGAGGAGAAAGTGCTGTGAAGACCAAAACCATAAAGAAGGTCATCAAGGCGAAAGTCGAGGACTGGCTGTCCTCCATCGAGGACGAAAAGGTTCGGGCGCTGGCATCGGAGAACACAATCGTCACCGGCGGCTGCATCGCCTCGATGCTGCTGAAGGAGCCCGTCAACGACTTCGATCTGTATTTCACGAACAAGGAAACGGCGGTCGCGGTCGCAAACTACTACGTCGGCCGTTTTCACTCGAAGAATAAGGCCGGCATCAATGTTCCAATCTCGGTTGATCACGAAACGGATCGCGTTCGGATCGTCGTAAAGTCAGCAGGCATTGCCAGCGAAGAAGGCACAGAAACTCCCTACGAGTATTTCGAGGGCAGGCCAGACGCGGAGGCCGATAAATATGTCGGCGAAGTCCTTGGCGATGCCGGCGACATTGAAGAAGCGCTTGAGGAAACGACCGACGCCGCTTTGGCGGTTGATGATGGGAAGCCGAGGTATCGGCCGATCTTCCTGTCCACCAATGCCATCACCTTGAGCCACAAAGTCCAGATCGTACTTCGCTTCTATGGGAGCGCCGACACGATCCATGAAAACTATGACTATGTCCATTGCACCAATTACTGGACCAGCAATGATGACGAGCTTGTTCTTCGTCAGCCGGCGCTGGAGAGCCTTCTTGCTCGCGACCTTCGTTATGTCGGAAGCAAGTATCCTATTTGCTCCGTGATCCGTCTGCGCAAGTTCATCAAACGCGGCTGGACGGTCAACGCCGGCCAAATCCTCAAGATGATGCTCCAGATCAGTGAACTTGATCTCAAGGATCACAAGGTTCTGCAGGACCAGCTTACCGGCGTCGATGCTGCCTATTTCGTTCAACTCGTATCGAAGGTGAAAGAGAAAGACCCGGAAAAGGTCAACTCGGCTTACCTTGTCGAAATCATCGATCGGATGTTCTGATGACCACTCTCAAGGTATACGAAGCAATCGCGAAGATCACCGCCGAGATGGCGAAGGAAGGCATTTCGAAAGACCGCAGGAACCAGCAGCAGGGCTATAGCTTCCGCGGCATCGACGACGTTTACAACGCCCTGTCCCCCATGCTGGCCGACCACAAGCTTTGCATTCTGCCCCGCATTATGTCCCGCGATCTGGTGGAGCGTCAAAACCGAAACGGCGGCGTCCTTTTTTATGTAACCGTCGAGGCAGAATTCGATTTCGTCAGCGCCGAGGATGGATCGAAGCATACCATCCGTACATTCGGCGAGGCCATGGACAGCGCCGACAAGGCGACGAACAAGGCCATGTCGGCGGCCTATAAGTACGCCGCAATGCAGGCCTTTTGCATCCCCACCGAGGGCGACAATGACGCTGACGCCACGACGCACGATGTCGCGCCACGCGAAAAGCCGCAGCAGAATACCCAGCAACGCGCCGCCCCCAAAAACGACAACGCCCGCAAGCTCTATGCGGAATTGCAGAAGGACATGCGCCTCTGTGAGACGGCGGACGATCTGGCGCGCTGGTGGAAAGATGCTGAATGCATGGATCTCCGCAAGAAGCTGCCGGAAGACTGGCAGAAGTCGCTCAAAGATGAATGCGGGAAGCTTGGACACGAGCTACGCAACAAAGAAGACGATGGGTTCCCTGGCTCTAACACGACCATTCGCAATCCTGCCGGTCGCGAGTTGCATGCTGCGGAGGCCTTCTGATGGCCACGAACAACCGCATCGTCGATACCGAGCAGGCGCGCGACATGCTGGTGAAATTCATCGCCGGCAAAGCGCTGCCCTTCACATGCTCGATCACGGACGGCAAGCACCGGACGGACGATCAGAACAAACTCCAGCGCAAGTGGGTTTTGGAAGTCGCCGCCCAGACGGGCGAAGAGCCGGAAGAAGTTCGCGGCTACTGCAAGCTCCATTTCGGCGTCCCGATCCTTCGGAACGAAAACGACGTGTTCAAGGCTGAATACGATACCGTGATCATGCCGCTCCCATACCCGCACAAGCTGAAGCTTATGATGGTTCCGTTCGATTTCGGCGTCACCCGGATCATGACGACGCGCCAGAAGAAAGCCTATCTAGACACCGTACATCGTCACTATTCCGAGCAAGGCGTCATCCTCACCAACCCCGAAGACATGAAGCATCGGAGCGCGGCATGAACTGCACCTGCATCGAAACCGTCAACGAAAAGCTTGCGACCCGCAACACCCGCCTGACGCTTCCACTCGTCTTCGGCCGGAAGGATGGCGATCCAGAGCGCCTGATGATCGTCACCGAGCAGGTCGAGACCGGTCGCGGGAAAGCCAAGGCCGTCGGCGTGTTCGCAACGTGCTGCCCGTTCTGCGGGGAGAAGTATGAAGGTGATGCGGCATGACCGATCGCCCTATCCTTTTCAGCGCGCCTATGGTCCGAGCACTCCTTGCCGGCACGAAGACGCAGACGCGCCGCATCATCAAACCGCAGCCACCGGCGGATATCGTCCGGCATTGCTGGTACGATGCGCCGCTTTATGGCTTCACCCGTGACCACGACGTTTCCAGCGAGTGGCATATCGCCCGGCTGCTTGCCTACAAGGGTGACCGCCTCTGGGTGCGCGAAACCGTTATAGGCGAAGAGCTTACGGACGGCACCGATGGCGTTCGCTACGTTGCGGATGACGAGTTCATCACCATAGCCAATTCGGTCGGATCTGCTGTGCAGTGGCTCTATCTGCACACCTACGCCTCGCCGAACGGCACCACCAGGCTTCGCGGCAAGCAGGTACCGTCCATCCACATGCCGAAGTGGGCATCCCGCCTGACACTCACCGTCACCGACGTGCGGGTGGAGCGACTGCAGGATATCAGCGAAGCTGACGCCTTAGCTGAAGGCGTTCCGACTGATGAGGATTACGCCGGGTCTTTCGAAAAGGAGTACTGCCAACATTGTGGCGGTTCTGGTCTGCACGGCGCGTTCGGCGAGGGTTATGGCGTGACGGAAGTCGATTGCGCTCAGTGCGAGACCGCAAAGCTTCGTTACCGGAACCTCTGGGACCACATCAACGGCGTTGACGCATGGGTCGATAACCCATGGGTTGCGGCCTACACCTTCACCGTCCATCGCGGGAACATCGATCAGATATCGAAGGTGGCGGCATGAGTAACCGTAAGCAGCGCCTCGCCGGCATGGCATTGGAGCGCAAGGGCCTGAAAGGCCATTGGGGAGAATGGCGCGAGACGCCTCTCCCGACCGGTATTCCCGGCGGTACCGGATGGTGCAAGGGAATGCGCACAGCCTTCGTCAACAATCTTTATGTCGTGCTGATCCGTCCGTTCTTCGACATGGACGGATACCCGACCCACCATTGCGCGATCCGAACCGCGTCGAACCTTGAACCGCCGTGGCGAGACCTGCAGCGCATCAAGAACGAGTTGTTCGGCGAGGAAAGCACAGCCGTCCAGGTCATGCCACCGGCTTCCGAGCTGATCGACGCGGCCGACATGTATCACATGTGGGTTCTGCCGGCTCGTCTTCCATTCACCCTTGGAGAGAGGGCAGCATGACCAGATCAGTCAAAGTCTCCGGCCACACCCGCCGTCTTCCGGACAAGGCTCCCGATCCGTTCAAACCGGTCATGGAAGCGAAGCGCCCAGCGTGGTGCCGAAAGTTCGGCGTCGAGCTTGTCGGTGCCAACGATGATCGCCTCGCCGCTCCGATTGCAGATCCGGTTCCTGGTCCTGCTCCGATGTCCCTCGAAGAGCATGGCGGCCTTCTGCGGGTCGTGGCCTGGGTAGCGAGGCAGTTCGCATGAGCAAGCGCCGCGAGTTCTCGAAGGAAACGAAACGCTCAGCTTTGAAGCGATCCGGCATGCTCTGTGAAGCTGTAGGCATCTGGTACGGCCTCGACCTTGGCCAGCGCTGCAACGCGCCACTTTCTCACGGCGTTCAGTACGATCACATCATCCTCGATGCTAATTCCAAGGATAACAGCCTGGAGAACTGTGCCGCCGTCTGCGTGAAGTGCCATAAATACAAGACGGCAAAGCACGACATGCCCTTGGCCGCCAAGACCGTCCGCCAGCAGGACAAGGCCCGCAACATTCGGACCGCGCCAGCGAAACCGCTCCGCGGGGCCGGCTTCCCGAAATCCCCCAAACAGAAAAAGCCGATCGTCTATCGGCCAGTCACCTTCTATCGCGAGGAACAGCCGTGAGCGGAACCCTTACACATGAAAACTTCGATCGCATCTGGCTTGAGCCGCGCGAAGGCGCCGATCCTTATGTAGGCCGGCAATGGTGCCAGGATAACCAGTGGGGCGAAGACGGCGTC